AGTTGATTGTCCTATCCTTTTGTCAAAAAATCTGCAACCAGGATTAAGAATGGCCCCGTAAAGAGAGTTAAGATTAATTTTCTTAACAAGTTGCCGTTTGTCCCAAAATGCAATTTCAGTTTCATTGCCTGCGTCTTTTGCTTTTTTGAGCATACCTTGTAGTTCTTTACGTTCTGCATACCACCTCTTTAGTAGTCCGGGAATAACTCCTTCGAACTCAGTTGTAAATATTGTACCATTAGATGAAAGCATCCAAGGTTGATTACTATCGAAAATTAGTTTATATAATTCAGCACCGCTTAATACATCGCTGGTTCCGTTTTCCCAATCCACAGTTAGTGCAACATCACGCTTCTGTTCCATAACAGCTTCATATTCTTCTGTGCTAAATCGTCCTTCCCAACTACCTGCAAATGACTTCTTTTTAAGTGTCATATCTTCGTGTACACGGGCTTCTGATATCTCTGGACGTATTTGTCCTATGATTGTTTCTGGAGCCATGTTCAGCGCACGAATCACACTAGGATATAGACTGTTCAAGTCCATTGACCCAATCCATTTATGCAAGCCTTTTTTAGGAAACGCAACATATGCACCTGCGGCTTGTGTGTTCTCATCATCACGTCTAGGACGATTAGGAACTTGTAAGCCTCTGTTATGTGCTTCGTTTACAATCGCTTGCTCTGTAACAGCAACAGCACCCATTGTAGTTTGTAGTAGTACAGTATTTGCATGAGCAAGTTCATTGCTAAGATCAATAAAGCGTAGCTTCTTGTCTAGTTTGTCTAGTAGTGCGGTATCTTGTATGTTATATTCGATAAATTTGCGGAAGTCATTGTTGTATAATTGATCTAATGTACCTTCATATGGTACTTTGTTTTCGCCTACTTCAATCTCACCAATAGCATCCAATCGATATGAGTGTCGTTCTTCGTATGTGTACTTACGATATAGTTCTAGACTGTCTAAATGCACACGACCTACTAAGTCAAATGTTTCTGCTTGCTTCCCATATTTTTCATATTCACGCTTCTTAGGAAGTTGTCCCCACAAACAAAAACGTCTTGTATCATCTTTGCTGAGTACACGACTTGTTCTGTTTACAGTGTAAGGAATATCATAACCCTCACTGTTCCAACCTGACAAAATATCAGCATCTTCAATCAGCGTTAAGAACGTGTCGATCATATCACCTTCACGTTCAAACAGCATTACATTTTCGATACCTTCAAGTTCTTTCTTTGCCTGCTCCATTGTAAGTGTCTTAGGCGGAACAGCAAGACAAACCATAGTTTCCATCCATTGCAAGTATACAGATATGGATGTAATGGGCATAAACGGATCACTAGGATCAGCAAAGCCTCGCTCCGGGTCAAAGTCTGTTTCAATATCGAAAAACGCAATGTTTAGTTTAGGAGCATCTTGGTTGAGATAATTCTCACTTAGACATTGAAAGATCGGATTAATATCGCTTTCAAAAAGTTCTTTGTTTTTATTGATGGCAACTTCTTTGCGGAAGTCTTTTGTGTTTTTACAAACAATACGTGTTAGGGGATCTCCGTACACACTTTTGTACTTACCACGCTCGTCTTTGTAGTAGAATGTGTACTTTGCTTGATACTCGTGAAAGTGTCTCTTTCCATCTTTACGCTCTACAACTCTGATGATATCAGAATCGCGATCAAACATAGCGTCAACGTAACTCATTTATTCTCCTTCGTTGCTTGTGGCCAACTTAACCTTCTACTTGCCAGGCAATTGCCTTTGGCGTTATAAAATATATAGTCTAGATAGGGCGATACTGTTCATAATTATGAACCATCCAGTTAGTATTAATACCCAAGGTAACTTACGTCTATATGCACCATAAAAACTTGCACAACTACCTACAAAGTAAAAGGGTAAAAATATATCTGGTCTAGGCACAAGTACAGTATATGTAAGTATAGCACTACCTATTATAACAGATATTGCACCTACCATTTCTGCATAGTGTGCAATCGGATCAGAATTCAAACTTTCTAACCAAAATTCCCTAATACTTTGCACTACTTGTCCTTACCGACTGTGACAACTAGTGTTTCTAAGTCATCAAATTCGTCAGACACTCTTTCCCAATCACCTTTTTGTGCAATTTTAATTGCTTTATTAATTAAACTTGGCTTGATATCAAGTTCTTCTGCTACGGCTTTTACAGTATCTTTTAAACCTAACTGTAAATCTTCTACTTCCTGTAGTACTGTAACACCTTCATTTACTAGTCTTTCTAGTTTGGCCTTTTCATCGGCACCGAAAACACGACTTCCCATAAGGATCTCCTTTAAATTTAAACACTATTATATTATATTATTGAGGTCTTGTCAAGAGCTTTTTTCGGCTAATTTGCGATAAAGCATTTCTTTGATAGATTCTTGAGAAAAGTCTTTCTTGTATTTCTCTTTGCGAGGAATGACTTTGGTTTTGTCACCGTGTGATCCAGCTGCACCACTTTTACGTAATGCTTCCATATCACGCCAATTAGGATCTCTAGCCTTTATAACTGGTTTCTTATTTTTCTTTGCCTCTTTTTTAGTTTCTGCCTTTTTAATTAAATCTAATAGTTCTTTCTTTAACATCGGATCTGCTAAAATTTTGTTTAGTGTATCCGAATATTTGTCTAATTCTTTGTTAAAATAACTTTGCTTCTTTACTACTGTTTTTGTTGTTTTAGGTTTAGGATCTTTTTTACCTTTACCTGTAAACACATTACTAATACCCTTAGTTAGTGCGTCTGGACCTAGTGCTCCACCAGGTTGTACTGATTTGTAACCTTGCTGGAAAGCATCTAATGGGCCTTCTTCTATGTTATTGTCTAAACTATCACCTACTAGTTTATTTCTAGCAGGATGTGGACTTTCGTTACCACCCGGCTTAGAGCTTTTTGTAAATGCATCTTTGCCTTTAAGTTGGCCTGCACTACCTTTCTTTTGTCCTTCTGTAAGAGTAATACCGGCAAGTTTTGCAAAGTCGCTTATACTGTATTCTCTGTCAACAGGCATAGTTCCTTCTGGAACTTCCACACTTTCCTGCACGTAATTTTTGGTATTTTCCACACTTTTCTGCGGCAAAGAATCATTTGCTTGTGCTTGTAACTTAGCAAGATCTTCTGCAGGGTTAGTTGGTTCTATATTAAATAATGTATGTTGAAGTTTATGAAAATCCATAACTACATCTTTACACAGTTATCAACGGTCTTACCGCCTTTTTTCTTGGTGCCCATACGCTTGTAGCCTTTCCAGCATACTTTACCGTCAACACCTTTTTGCTTTTCTTCTTTTACGTTACGCCAGTTTGGGTATCCGCAATCTGAACATAAGTTTTCAACTTTCTTTGGTAAACCCTTATGCTTTGTTGCGGCAAAATCTTTAGCATCTTTCTTACTAATGTCTTTTGCTACTTTTGCAACTTCTGGACTTGCTGGCTCTTCTCCTTTTTTAGCGGAGTAAACCATACCCATAAATTTTTGTTGTGCTTGTGATTTAGCTTTTTCTACTAAACTTTTTTTTTGACTTAAATTTTCTGAAAGTTTATCTGATAAAGACTCTTTATAGCCTTTTTCTTTCTTAGCAATAGCAATAGCAGCCTTTTGTTTGTTGCTTTTGCCTTTGCCTTCGCTTACAGCATTACAATTACAATACTTACATGTTGGAGGACATGTGCAATCTTCAGCTTTAACATCAGAACCACAGCACTTGTCTGAACAATAAGTATCTTTGCCTTCGCCGATAGGAGCCATATCGTCTTGTGCTTCTTGATAGTCGAGATGATGATATACAGAACTTAGATAATCTGCAGCTTTAGTGATTTTAGATTGTACCCAACCTTCTAGCCCTTCAGCTTCGCTTACACCTTTGAGCATCTCATGTAACTTAATTGAATACTTAGCGGCTTTGTACAACTCGGCACGTGCCATTTGTACTTCGTGATCTTTCTCTGCTCTGTCTGCAAGATCAGCTAATCCTTCTTTTACAAGTTGGTCTTTATTTTTTAGTTCTGCTTCTCTCATTAGTAACTCCTACTAAGTATATTTATCTCTTTGCTACTTTGCCGCCCATCAAATTGTTTTTGATATCAAGTGCATTTTTTGCTGTTCCGTCTGAATTCTTTGCTTGCGGCGCTTCAGGAGCACCGTATTTGCCTTTTTTCTTTCCTTTTGCATATGCATATGTAGGATTTACGACACTTGCAATACTACCTGCTGAACTTGCACCTGCACTAGCGGCTTCTGTAATATCTTTTATTTTCATTTTTTACCACCCTTCATGTTTGCACACCAGTGATACATCTTACCTCGTTCACCACTATACTTTTTTGCTTTTTTACGTAAACTAGTTACACTTCCGCTACAACTAGCACCTGCCTTTTTGACTCTGCCTGGGCGACTCTTGCCTTTCACTTTACCGTCTGCAAAGTTTTCTGCAAGTTCGGCAACTTCATCTGGTACTTCAAATTGCCATACAGTTGCTTTACCGTCTTTTGCCATCATTGCTGTAAGTCTTGTGTTTCCGCCAATTAATTCTTTATAACCGTCGCTGTAAACAGCAACAATAGGCATTTCAACTGAACCTTTTTCTAATTGTGCTAACGCTCTTTTTTGTTTGTTTTTATCTAAACTTTTAAATGAATTAATATCTGCGGCATCTGTATTGTTGATATCACTTGCATCTGTAATAGTTATTTCTTTACCCTTTTTTGCAAGTTCTATCCATGCTTGTTTTCCAATCTTGCGAAACTCAGGATAACGCTCTGCTTCGTCCCATTCTACATCTAGTTGTGGTTTTACAAAGTTTTCTGCTATCATTTCTTCTAATGAAGTGTCAATCATCCTAACAGTTGCAAATTCTTCGCCCATAAGTCTTAGTGCATCAAATCTATGATGTCCGTTTACTATACGTCCTTTAGGATCAATAGTTAATGGACTATAGTTACCGTCTTTAACCTTACTTAGTTGTTTTTCTAACTTACGTAAATCTCTGTTTCTTTGTACACTTTTAAGTTTACTAACTTTAATTTTACCTAGTTTGCCTTGATTCTTTATTTGTGGAGGTGCTTCACCACCTGTAGGCTCATCATCAAAATGTGCATCTTGATAACCAGACGCATCTTGAACATCGTATCCTATACGTGCAAGTTGCTTCATTAGATACTTCGTTTCTTTTTCGCCAGCATACGGTGCAATAACAACATCAGGTTCGTCTACATTAGAACCTGCTGGCATTGACTTTAGATTTGCTAAATTTGTACCAATTTTATAGTGATCATATGCTGTGTCAGACTTTGCTAAGAATGTGTTCTTAGGGTTAGGTATTGCTTTTCCTTCGCTGTACTTTGCTTTACGCTTTGCAATGGTTTTCTTACGCTTCATTTGCGGAGTTTCTAATGCTGCAATTACTTCGTTATAACCTTTAAGCATACTCATAAAGGCATCATAGCCTGTACCACTTAGAACTTTTTCTACACCGTCTGCATTGTAATCTAAGTTATCAATAAAACCTTCTAGTCTTTGTTTTAATCTATTTTTAAGACCATTTAGTGTATATACACCTACGCCTTTAACCCATACTTCTAAGTTATCTGGGTCAAAGTCTTTAACATCATGTATGTCAGCATACTTGCCTTCGGCAAGTCCTAAATTAAATAGTACATTAGTTGACTTACCTTTTACTTTACTACTAAGTGTAGGAGGATTGCCACCCTTGTCAACCTTGTTACCAAACTTTCCTGCTTCTTTAGGTATTTGATTTACATCCACATCTACTGTAGTGTTTACACCTTTTACAATTCTACCATCTTCTGCAAGTTCTTTAAACTTCATTTCTTGCGTCCTCTGAATTGTACTGGTCCAGTCATGTACGGTTTTGAAAACCATAACTTAAACCATTCTGCATCACCAGGTTTTACACCTAGTTTCTTTTCTTTCTTTTTTAGTTCTGCGGCTGTGATAGATGGATTTTCATCTATCTTGTATTCTGAGTAGCCTTTGAATTCGTTTATGCCTGCTAACTTTTTGAGAACTTCGATGTCCATGCGTCTTTATCTCCTTTAGCGGCTGCCTTTCTTCTAGCGGCTATTTTATCTTTAACAGAATCTTCTTCTGGTGGTCTTTTCTTTGTTACAGTTGTACGTTTAGGTGTCTTTGTAACAAAACCTAGTATTTCATTTATATCTTCATCAGTAATAGTATATGCTCTATCACCTCTAGTTTTAATTTCTTTACCTACAAGCATTTTAAGAACACGTGATAGTTTATCTATATCTTCTTCTTTTTCAATAGCGTCTTGTATCATTTTAGTAAGAAATGATCTTAATGATGCTTTATTAACAACTAAATCACCTTCGTCTATATCTTTACCTTTAGCACGTTGATCGTCGACCCAGTCTTCATATTCTCGAGCACTTTGTACTTTGTCTGAATCTGGATCATAACCCATTGCTATAAGTTCTTCTGAGCTTTTGTTAGGTTTTTCAGGACGTATGCCTTCTGTTGCTGGCTCTTTATCTTTGATACCCATACCG